ATGAGTATTTGCTGAACAAAGACGTTAACTTTATTCGTCAGGCGTACCCACAGCCAACAGACACAGGGATTCCTAGGTACTACGCGTTGTTTGGCCCCGCTGTGTCGGGCAGCACTATTTCAGACGAGTTGTCGTTCATCCTTGGCCCTACGCCAGATACATCGTACAGCGTAGAACTGCACTATTACTACTACCCCGATTCTATTGTTCAATCTCCTGTAGCCACTTTTGGTGCAATTACAGGAGGCAGTGCTTACACTAACGGCACCTACTTAAACGTACCTTTAACCGGGGGCGCAGGTTTAGGAGCAGTTGCAGACATTGTGGTTTCTGGCGGTGCAGTGACTGCGGTTACTTTGACGCAGGGCGGTACAGGTTACGTTGTTGGAAACACGTTAAGCGCAGCAGCTTCTACAATTGGGGGCACGGGCTCTTCGTTCTCTATTCCGGTCGCTACTGTAACAAATTCAGATGGCCGTACATGGTTGGGCGATAACTTTGACACGGTGTTGTTGTACGCATCTCTGGTTGAGGCTTACACCTATATGAAGGGCGAGCAAGACATGATGGGGTTGTACAACCAAAAGTTCATGGAAGCTTTGGCACTTGCAAAACGTTTGGGCGATGGTATGGAGCGTCAAGACGCTTACCGTTCTGGTCAGTTCCGTCAGAGGGTAACTTGATATGTCAATTATCCAGACCCAGACCACATCGTTCAAGGCAGAGCTTTATCAAGGCATACACGACTTGACGACCGACGTTATCAAGATCGCTTTGTACACGGCCAGCGCTGATTTGAATGAAACAACAACGGCATATTCCGTGGGTACACCGGGGCAAGTTGTTGCTACAGGATACACGGCGGGCGGCTCTATTCTGACACCCATCACGGTATCATCTTCTGGATACACAGCTTATGTAGGCTTTCCAAATGTGTCGTGGACTGCCGCATTAACAGCAAGGTGTGCGTTGATTTACAACTTTACTAAAGGCAGTAAGGCAATTGCTGTTCTGGACTTTGGGTCTGACAAGACTTCTACGACTACGTTCACAATCACCATGCCGGTAAACGGCCCAACCACTTCTTTAATTCGTTCTTCCAACTAGGAGTCAACATGTCCACAGATAAAATTTCAGCCGCAGATAAATGCGAAGCATCTTGCAGCTACAACACAACCCCCTCTGATACAGCGACCATTGAAGGCCACTACGTCGCCATTTGCTATGACAAAGACGGTAACGTAAAGTGGGAAGACGCCATTGAGAACTTGGTCACTACCGTGGGCAAAAACGCAACGTTGAATACCATCCTTGGTAACACCGCCGCTGGCGCAGTAGTTATGGGCCTTAAAGGTACGGGCACAGCGCTAATTACCGATACACAGCCTTCCCACTCAACTTGGTTGGAAGTTGGTTTTGCCAATGCCCCAACGTACTCTGGCAACCGCAAAACCCCAACATTCAGTGCTGCGGCTTTTGTATCCGGCACAACCTGCACAAAGTCTACTTCTGCAGCTTCCAGTTTCTCGATTACATCGGCTGGCACTGTGGCTGGCTGCTTTATTAACATTGGCGGTTCTGCAACAATTGACGATACCAACGGAACGCTGTTCTCTGCCGGTGACTTTAGCAGTGCTAAAGCAGTTGTTTCGGGTGACACTATCGCAGTTTCGTACTCTTGCTCATTGACATAAGATGGCTTATGCATGGGGCGACGGCACTTGGGGAGATGCTGGTTGGGGTGGCATAACTGCCTTTTCCGACAGCGTTTCCGAGTCCGTTGCCACAGCCACTTCTGAAGTACCGAATGCCATATTTCCTGTCATCGTCGCGGAGTCAATTACTTCACTTAGCACTTGGGGTGAAGGGGCTTGGGGGGATTTAAGTTGGGGCGGGATTGGTTCAATATCCGATCTTCAGTCGGTTGAAGCAGGTTTTGCGTTTACGGTTGCCGAGAATGTTGCGATTAGTGAGACTAATACAGCAATTACAGGTTACACAGAGTCTGTGGCAGAATCGTCTGCAACAAGTACAGCAGAGACAGTTGCGGCAACCTTTGCGCAGTCGGTCAGTGAATCAGCGGCTACGGCTACGGCAGAGTTTATAGCGGCAACGTTTGCAAGGGCTGTAAATGAGTCAGCGGCTACCTCGACGGATCAGATTGTTGGAACTTACTTCAATGCAGATGTTAATGAAACTACAGTAAGCTCTACGTCTGAAACTGCGGCAACGGCTTATTTTGGGCTTGTTGTAAACGAGACAACGGCAACCTCTACAACTGAGACTGGCGCGGCAACTTTTGCCAAGTTCTTGGATGAATTGATTGGGGCGGCTACATCTACGGAATCAGCGGCCACGACTTACAGGCCAAGTGTGCTTGAGACAGCGGCTATTACCTCAAGCGAGTCGGTAAGAAAAACATGGGAAATAATTGATGACACACAGAACGCAAACTGGCAAAATATCGGAAATACCCAAACCGCTGGTTGGACAAACATCTCAACTGCACCCTAGGAGCATTTAAATGGCAGCAGAAACAAGTAATCTAAGCCTAGTAACCCCAACGCAAGGTACGCTCTCGGGTACGTGGGGCAACACTGTTAATAATGGTATTACTGAATACACGGACATTGCTATTGCCGGTACATTGACACTCAATGGCGACGGTGCAGTTAATCTGGTAAATACCATTGGTAATGCTTCTGCTTCAAACATTGGCTCTACTACCGCGCAGTACGCGATCCTAAAGGTTACTGGCACATTAACCACAACAAAAGTTATCACGGCTCCCAGCGGCGCAAGTTACAGCAAGACCTATGTGGTGCTTAATAACGCTACAGGTGGCTCAGTCACAATCAAAGCAAGTGGCCAAACAGGTGTCACGATTGCCGTAGGCGATAAAGCTTTGGTGGCGTTCAACGGTACAGACTACGTGCGCGTAGGCGCATCGGCTGGCGGTTCAAACACACAGGTTCAGTACAACAGTTCAGGTAATTTGGCAGGTTCTGCTAACCTTACATTTGACGGCACAACGCTTTCAGCAGCAGCTATCGCTGATGCGTCTTTGACCAATGGGCGTGTGACATACGCAGGCGCAAGTGGCAACCTTTCAGATTCAGCCAACTTAACGTTTGATGGCACTAACTTAACAGCCAATACACTGACACCTACAAACGCTCTGGGCGCGGCTTACGGCGGCACAGGCTTGACCACAACCACGGCATACAGCGTAGTGTTTACCGGAACAACAAGTACTGGTAACTTCCAAGCATCGGCTGGCCCCGGTACAGCAGGCTATATTTTGACAAGTAATGGTGCAGGCGCATTACCTACATTCCAAGCAATCCCAGCTTCTGGCGTATCCCAAGCCAAAGCGACTATGATCTCCTTCATCTTTGGCCTCTAAGGAACCAACATGGCAAATCCTAATCTCTTAGCCGCGACTACAGCTTCCGGCACAGTATTTTACCTAACACCCAGCGCTACATCCGCAGTTGTGCTAATCAGAAACGCCGCCGCCAGTGGTACGGTGTTGAAGATCAACCAGATTGTTGCGGCTAACGTAAACGGCTCATCTGCTGTGAATGCCACGGTATCTGTGTATACCAACGGCGGACAATCTCCCGGCTCTGCTCCATCAGGCGGTACGGGCTACCCTATTGTGTCTACAGTGTCAGTGCCAGCAAATGCTTCATTGATCGTGACTGATAAAACCACAGCCATCTACTTGACGGAAGACCAGTCTATTACAGTAACTTCTGGCACAGCCAGCGGTATTACATACACTATCAGTTACGAAATTATCTCCTGATTGGGGTAGAAGATGTCCAAACGCTACAAAGGCGCGATCCTTTCTTCAACGCCGCCAACGACAAGCGCCTCATCAGCATCGGGTGTGTGGACTGAACAGCAGTTTATGCAGGGTGTGGCTTCGGGTAACTGGCCTGCACTACCCAGCGCTCCTACGATTGGCACTGCCACGGCTGGTGCTGTGTCTGCGTCTGTTGCGTTTACGGCTCCTACTTATGTGGGATCGGGCATCATTAGCTACACAGCCACATCAAGCCCCGGCGGTATCACAGGCACAGGCGCATCTTCTCCCGTTACGGTTTCGGGTTTAACTGCTGGTACAGCGTACACGTTCACAGTCACGGCAACAACGGCGGCAGGCCAAGGCCCAGCAAGCGCGGCATCTAACAGCGTTACACCGACTGAGCCACCTTATATTGAAGAAGTGTTTTCAACGTACCTTTATACGGGTACAGGCGCGGCACAGACAATTACAAACAATATTGATTTATCTACCAAAGGTGGAATGGTTTGGTTTAAAGATAGAACAGTTGCAAATTCACATAGAGTATTTGATACTGTTCGTGGCACTTCTTCTGTAATTACACCTAACTCAACTGCGGCAGCATTTTCAAGCGCAAACATGGTGACTGCGTTTAACACTACAGGCTTTAGTGTTGGCACAGATACAACTGGTGGTGTAAACGATAGTGGAGATAGCTTTGCCTCATGGACATTCCGCAAGCAACCAAAGTTCTTTGATGTTGTGACTTATACGGGGGATGGCAATCTTGGTAGAACTGTTGCTCATAATCTTGGTTCAGTTCCCGGTTGTATTATTATTAAAAATACAGGAACTGGCGGGACAAATTGGGGTGTATATCACCGTTCTGTTGGGGCAACTGGTGCTTTATTTTTAAATCAAACATACAGCGTTGATACATCATCAAGTTATTGGAACAACACAGAACCTACATCTACTGTGTTTACAGTAGGAAACCAAGACTGGAATAATCAGTCTGGTCAATCCTACGTAGCCTATGTCTTCGCCCACAACGCAGGAGGCTTTGGCCTAACTGGTACAGACAATGTGATTTCGTGTGGGATTGCGGCTAATGGCGATATTGTAAATTTAGGATATGAGCCGCAATGGGTTTTGTTTAAAAGAACCAATGGAACTAGCAATTGGTATTTATACGACAATATGCGTGGAATGCCTGAAAGTGGTAATTCTAAGGTGCTTTGGCCTAATTTATCCGATGCTGAAAATTTAACGGTTAATTATGTTAGTCCAAACGCAACTGGATTTAACTTTGCATCTCCCGGTGGTACTGGTCTATGGATCTACATAGCCATTCGCAGGGGCCCGATGAAAGTGCCTACGCTGGGTACTAGTGTGTTGGATGTAGAAACATGGAGTGGGAATTCAAGCGGAAACAGAAATATCTCTGTTGGCTTCCCCGCAGATTTAAACTTTTTCCATGTTCGTAATGATGTTAATTCGTGGAATGCAACCGACAGATTGCGTGGTAATGGTAGATCGCTTCAATTTGATAACACAGGGGCAGAAATCAATGTTGACCCTGATTTTCCATTGTTTAATTCATTCCAAAATGAACTGAAAGTAACAGGAACAGGTGCTGCGTATATTAACGAAACTGGATATAACCAAGTTTTTTTCAGTTTAAGACGTGCCCCCAGCTTCTTTGATGAGGTTTGCTGGACAGGAAACAATGGTTCAAACCAACGTGTAAACCATAATCTGACTGTTGTTCCAGAACTTATTATTTACAAAGGTCGTAATAAAGATAATTACTGGCGTGTTTATTACGGCAACATCAACAAATACATTGCCCTTAATTTATCTAACGCTGAAGTTTCTGGTTCAAACTTATGGGGTTCTTCAGCACCAACTACAACTGACTTTGGCATCAACTGCGGGTCAATGGATTTGGACAACTTCAATGCTGTTGCCTACCTATTTGCAACCTGCGCTGGTGTTTCTAAAGTAGGCACATACACAGGCAATGGAACAACTCAAACTATTGCTTGCGGTTTTACAGGGGGCGCTAGATTTGTTTTTATTAAACGCACAGACGCTACTGGCGGTTGGTATGTGTATGACACAGCCCGTGGCATGACTGTATTAACAGACCCATATTTGTTCTTAAATAGCACAGCGGCTGAATCTGCAACGCTTGGTTCTGTGATTACATCAACAGGCGGCTTTACTGTAGATGCAACAATTTTGGCGGCTATTAACACTAATGGCGCAAGCTACATCTTTCTTGCCATTGCATAGGAATAAAACATGAGCACGAAATATTCGGGCGGTCTGATTACAAAAAATCCTGTGTTACCAGCAGGCCCATACGAAACGGGTGCGGCTCCCGGTGTGTGGACAGTCGAGCAAGCATTGCAATACACCAAGCAAGGCATCTGGCCCACGGCTGGAAATGTGCCAGCGTACATCGAGGATGTGTTTAGCACATACCTGTACCAAGGAACCGGAGCTACGCAGACAATTACCAATGGTATTAACTTAGCTGCCTATGGCGGCATGGTTTGGATGAAAAACCGAGTGACCGCATACAACAATGCTGTTGTTGACTCTGCCCGTGGACTTACAAGTGGTCGGATTCTTTATACAAATTCAGCTGCTGCACAACAAACAGGATTTCCAGAAAACACTGCTGGCATTTCTGCGTTTAACTCAAACGGCTTTACCCTAAGAGCAGACTCAAATGGTGTCGGTACAAACTATGGTGTAGGCGAAAACGAAGTCTCATGGACATTCCGAGAGCAACCAAAGTTTTTTGACATTGTCACATACTCAGGTAATTCAACTGCTGGGCGGCAAGTAGCGCACAATCTTGGTGCAGTGCCGGGGTGCATGATTGTTAGAAATTTATTGGGCGGCCCTTGGTATGTGTACCATCAGGCATTAGGCAACACTCAAACGCTGGTGCTTAACTCGTCTACAAATGCAGGTACAGACCCGAGCTGGAACAACACAACTCCAACGGCTAGCGTCTTTACATTGGGCGATAACTACCAAGTAAATTACACAGGGAATGATTATGTCGCCTACCTATTTGCCCACAACGCAGGAGGCTTTGGCTTAACTGGCACAGACAATGCTATTACTTGTGGGTCGTTTGTAACTGATGGCAGTGGGAAAATCACGGCTCCTGTAAATCTTGGCTATGAAGTTCAGTGGCTTCTTGTGAAAAATAGCGGCAGTTCAGAAAACTGGCAAATCTACGACACAATGCGTAGGATGTCCAATACGGGCTACAGTGTGCTGTACCCCAATCTTAATAGCACAGAATCTTCGGGTGCAAGTGCTATTGCACCTAATGCCACTGGGTTCTCCACGCCAAACGCATCTGGCCCTTTTGCAAGTTTTGCCAACTACATCTACATAGCCATCCGCCGTGGCCCGATGAAAGTGCCTACGGATGCGACTAAGGTATTTATACCTTACCAAGGTAATGGTAATGGCGGTGTTGGGGAAACATTTACAACAAACTTCCCAGTAGATCTGTCTGTTAACGCGGCTGTCCCACCAAACACAAACTACGGCCCCGCATGGACTGACCGCCTACGCGGGTCTGGGTCTACTAACTCCCCTGAATTAATTTCTTCTGGCACTGCGGCTCAAAATAACCAAGCTCCAACCTATTACATAGGTATGGACAGCAACACCACGCTTTTTAATAAAAGTTATGGCAGTTTAGGTAAGTTTGTAAACTGGGCATTCCGCCGCGCTCCCAGTTTTTTTGATGAGGTTTGCTATTTAGGGACGGGAAGCGCCACTACGTTTAACCATAACTTAGGTGTTGTGCCTGAGATGATGATTGTAAAAGGGCGCTCGGTTAACGCAAACTGGGCTATTTATACAGCCGCTACTGGGGCAACAAAGTCATTGTTTTTTACAGATTCACCGGCTGGAACTTATTCTGTTGTTTGGAATGATACAGCGCCTACAGCATCAGTATTTACAGTAGGTACAGCAGGGACAACAAACAGTGCTGGCGGTACTTACGTAGCCTACTTATTTGCCACTTGCCCCGGCGTTTCCAAAGTTGGGGCGTACACAGGTACGGGCGCAGTTCAAACCATTAACTGCGGATTTACTGGCGGGGCTAGGTTTGTGCTTATCAAACGCACAGACTCAACAGGCAACTGGTGGGTGTACGACACAGCCCGTGGTATGGTTACTGGTAATGACAATTATTTAACGTTGAACACAACCGATGCACAAGGAACTGTAAACAGTGTTACCACCGCGTCAACTGGATTTCAATTAACGGCAGAAAATTACGTTGATATAAACACCAACGGCGGTTCATATATTTTTCTCGCAATTGCTTAAAAGGAGCACATCATGCAAATTCGTGTAAGAAACACAGGCGCAGTCATGTACGAGGACGAGTTCCGCAGACTGCATGAAGGCTTGGGATTGCCCAAGTTATTGACTGAAGAAGTCATCAACGAGTGGGGCGCAGACATTGTCTTTGAAGGCCCACAAGCCACAGGCGGTACAGTCTATCAATACTCCATGCGTTCAGGCGTAACAGAGATTGAAGGCAAGTGGTACACCAACTACATTCTCGGCCCCGTATTCACAGACCGTGCCGCCGAAGGTGACCAGCCAGCTCAGACAGCCGCAGAACAAGAGACTGCATACAAGGCAATGAAAGACGCAGAGCAAGCTGCAAGTGTACGCGCCTCACGCACTCAAATGCTCAAAGACTGCGACTGGACTCAGATTGCCGACAGCACCGCAGATAAAACTGCATGGGCTACATACCGCCAAGCTCTGCGTGACATCACTGCACAGTCTGGTTTCCCTTGGACAATCACTTGGCCTGACGCTCCCTAACCATGTATGCGCTGGCTCCTTCTGTTATTACTGTTGGGGCTAGTCGGAGCCGTAGCCAAGAGTGGCTGTCATGTGCGCGAGTTCTATGGGATTGGGTACACAGTTCACGACCCGACCGAGCGTCACAAACAGATGATGGCGTGGCTGGATCAGAACGCAGCTTACTGCAAGTCAACGGAATACGTGGTAATTTGGAACAACCTGTCCGAGTGGGCGGGTACGGCAGACTCCACATGGCTGCGTAACAAAGTTGTTCATGGATATAAAGATGCACTTGAGCGAGAAAAGAAATGAAGGTCAGCTACGACAAGTGGTATCCGGTAGTCCAGCCTCAAGCTATGGTGCAACAAGAAGCATTTATAAAAAAGGTGGAAAAGCAAAATGCCGAACACGCCTTGCAGGTGCAGGTAGATAAAACAATCAAGAAGTTCCACCAATATGAGTACGAGATTTATGCTTATAGGATGCGTCAGGTCACACTGAACATTCAGATCAACAACTTGAAACGTGAGATTGATTTACTTGTATGACCAGAAAACCAATACCCCAAAAGCCTGTGCCGGACACTAAAGAGAAGCTCACGCTGTACGTCACGCTAATGGTCAGCACCACCTTGTGCATCTCCGTCTTGGCTATGGTAATCGCCTTTATGTTGGGGCTGTGGGCCAAGGAAGTGGACAACGCAGAAATTTTCAAGATGATTTCACCCGCTTTTTCTACTCTGATCGGCGGCATGATTGGGTTTCTAAGTGGTATCAAACTCATGCAAAACGATGATAAAAAGGATCACAAATGCTAGATATTCTTTCTGGTGGCTTACTAGGCTCCATCTTTGGCGGTGTGTTCCGCCTTGCGCCCGAGGTGCTAAAGTTCTTTGACAAGAAGAATGAGCGCTCCCATGAGCTATTGATGTTCTCCCGCCAGTGCGAACTGGAGCAACTGCGCGGTCAGCAAAAGTTAGCTGAGATTGGCGCTCAAAGAGAAGCCGCTATTGACGTAGGTGTTATGGATGCGTTTAATAATGCCATCACCCAGCAGGCCGAGATGGTCAAAGCCGCTGGTGGTTGGGCCGCTAGTCTGTCTGCTTCTGTGCGTCCAGTCGTAACTTACTGGGTACTATTCGTTTGGTCATTCATCCATGTTTGGTTTGCATACAACGCATGGTTAGCTGGTGCACCTGCTATAGAAGTGTTTAAAACCATGATGACACCTGACTTCTCAGCTTTGCTTGCAGGCACAATAAATTTCTGGTTCCTCGACCGTACTTTAGCTAAACGTGGGCTATGAACCTAGAGTTAGCCGCCAGTCTATGCCGTCAGTTTGAGGGCTACCGCGCCAAGCCGTATTTATGTCCGGCTGGCGTGGCTACGATCGGCTATGGCTCTACCTACTACGCAGACAAACGCAAGGTAACTTTAGAAGACCCACCGATGGATGAACCCACGGCACGGGCGCTTTTGATGATTGAGTTAGAACATACATACTTGCCCGGTGTGCTGCGTAACTGCCCCGGCCTGATAACTGACGTTCGTAAGTGCAATGCCATAGTGGATTTCTGTTACAACCTTGGGACGGGGCGCTTGCAAACAAGCACATTAAAGAGGAAAATCAACGCCAATGATTGGGAAGGAGCCAAGGAACAATTGATGCTCTGGACTAAAGGTGGCGGCAAGGTATTGCCGGGCTTGTTTAAACGCCGCACGGCTGAGTGCGCCCTACTGGATTGACCGATGCCATTACAAAAAATTCTGTTTAAGCCGGGCGTCAACCGGGAGAACACTAGGTACACCACAGAAGGCGGTTGGTACGAGTGCAACAAAATCCGCTTCCGTCAAGGTAATCCAGAAGTGCTGGGTGGTTGGGAGCCGCTGTCTGCCGCTTCGTTCCAAGGCGTATGCCGTTCTTTGTGGAATTGGGTTACGCTTGGCGGCGACAATCTGATTGGCGTTGGCACAAACCTTAAGTTCTACATCAACCAAGGCGGTATTTACTATGACATCACGCCTGTCCGTGCAGCTTCTACAATCAATAACAATCCGTTTGCATTAACAGCTTCTACTACTGTAACTGTTACAGACACAAATCACGGCTGCGTAACGGGTGATTTTGTGACATTTAGCGGTGCTGCGACTATTGGCGGTGGTGGTACAAACGTTACGGCTGCGGTGCTTAACCAGCAGTTTCAAGTCACGGTGCTTGACGCTAATACTTACACGATTGTAATTTCAGTAACTCCGAATGCAACGGCTATTGCAGGTTCTCCCGGCGGCGGTGCTTCTGTTGTAGCTACATACCAGATCAATGTCGGCCCAGCTATTCCTGTTCCGCTTGTGGGCTGGGGCGCTGGTACTTGGGGTAGTCCTCCCCCTGCTGGCGGCACGATTGGTACGTGGGGTTATGGCCTTACATCCACATCTTCTCTCCGCTTGTGGAACCAAATTAATTATGGCCAAGATTTAGTTTACGGCCCACGCACAGGCGGCATCTACTACTGGTCAGCCAATAATGGCGTCAACACCCGTGGTGTGCTGCTTAACTCGCTTGGTGGTACAGTATCATTTACAAACGCTTCGCCAACTGTGGTGACCTCCACCATACTTTATACCGAAGGCGCGGCGCTTCAGTTCTCTGGCGGGTCGCTACCAACAGGCGTGACTGCGGGTACTACGTATTACGTGTTCCAAGTTAATGGGCTTACGTTTAACTTACTTGACAACGCTGGTAACGAAGTCAATACATCTAGTTCAGGTACGGGCACAGTGTCTACAATTGTTGATGTACCGACTGTGCAGAACAATATAACCGTGTCGGACGCTTCTCGCTTCTTAATTGCTTTTGGTTGTAACGACTACGGCTCCAGCCTACTTGACCCCATGCTAATTCGATGGTCAGCGCAAGACGATGTTTATAACTGGACGCCAGACCCAACTAACCAAGCAGGGTTTACCCGACTATCCCACGGCTCTGAAATTGTAGCTGTAGTACAGACTCGTCAAGAGTTTGTGGTATTTACCGACGTTAGCATATATTCGCTCCAATACCTT